AAAATTTTAAATACAAAAATTGGCTCTGTGAATGGGATGCTGAAAATCAGCAATACAATTTGTACACCCCCTCTGAGCTAGAGCAACCGAAGAGTTTTAGAGATGTAGAAATAGAATGTCAGACAATCGAACAGTGTAAAGAATTTATAAAAAACTATTAAGGCTATGAATGCAAAAGATTTAAGAATGGAACAGGTGTATCTCTGTTCGGATGGTCAAAAGACAGCTCATATGTACTACTATGGAATGAGCGAGGACAAATATATGTTTATCCCATGTCATCCGGTAAAAAAGCATTTCTGTGGAAGCCCTTGCAAGCTGGAAGAGAAAGAAGTAACCAAATTAATACGAGCAATATAATGAGCTACAATAAGAAAGAATTTCTTCTTCCTGATAGTCATAGAAGCATGGCTTGTTATCATGCAAAAATAGAAGAAGACAACGCAATGAAGCTTACTATTCATGACTGTAATAAGTCCATCAGGTTACATAATGACCTGAGTAACCCTGAAGAGGTTAAAGAAGCTTTGGATAAGCTAGGGAGTTTGGCTAAAGGAATTGCACAGCTGAGAGATCATATATTAATAAATTATTACAAGAAAAATAACCAATAAATAAAACTGTATTATGGACAAAGCATTAGATCAATACACAGCAGAGGAGCTTCAGGCTATGCTGTATCACAAACAAAAAGAAGCTAAAGAGCAGGCTCGCAAAGAACGTGAAGAGTATGAGAAGTATATCAATGATACTACATCGGATATCGTTAAGGACGCTTTAGAATTGAATGGCTTAATGAGAGTGTTTTTTGATAGTACCACAACCAAACTATCAAATATGCGAGATAAGCTAAATACTTATGGCGAAATCAAATCTACTTCAAAAGGAGGCTTTCATCGGGTTAGCAAAGATGGTAAACATAAAATCGTGTACAGATACAGCACTATATGTGCCTGGGACGAACGTGCTGAGAAAGCAGAAGGTTTGCTCCGTGAGTTCCTGACAGATTTTGTCAAAAAAAGAGATATCAAAATGTATAACGTTGTTTCTGCTCTTCTTGAACGAAACAAAGAAGGTAACCTGGAATATTCTCGCATACAATCGCTATACAGCCAGGAGAATGAGTTCGATGATCCACGCTGGAGAGAAGCGATCCGATTATTTAAAGAAAGCTTTCGCCCGGTTGATTCAAAGATGCGTATTGAGGTATATCAACGGAATGAGACATCCGGCAAATGGGAACCGATATCACTTAACCTCTCAAACTTCTGATAGATGCAAAGATTCGAATTGACATTCAATGTTGTAGTGGAGACTGAGGTACCTATATCCAAAGAGATCAGCCTGGACTTTAACGAATATAGCGAACTGGTAACAAAAGCTACTGAAGTGAACCATGAGGAGCGAACCATCCATGTCGATAAGATTGATGAGAATGACAGTGACGAGATCAACGAGATGCTATTTGCCTGTTTGCCTCCTTCAGTGACTAAGAACTGTGTGAGTGTCTCTTACACCAATATCAAACTGAAAAGTTTAGACTTAATACCCTAGCATGGAGCATATCGGGGATCGTTACCCCGATAGGGTTCAAAAATAGAAAGATACAATTATGGGAGCATTTCAATTACATACATCAGGACGCTTATTAGTCAACAAAGATGCTTTGTTGCTTAATAGGGTTTTTACTGAAGCTTCATATCGAAATCAGAAGAGTAAAGGACGGTTTGAAGAATATGATAATGATGGAGCGAAGTGGGTCTATATAGATAGCTTAACAGATGTATCTCGTGAGAAAGTAAAACGAACATTCACCAAACTATCAGGAGAATATTCACAACTATTACAGTCGATGGATGATTCCGGGATGGATTGTGTTCCTACTGCAATAGAATTCACAGCAGAAACCCTGCAAATCAATGAGCCGTTTATCCGATCAGCCATTGAGACCTATATGAATTCCCATTATAGTGTATATACCTGGGCTTATCTCGATGCCGGGTTGCACTCCGATAGTGTGAAAGGATATAGCAAACAGTGTGCCCTGGTACAATGGATTGCTGATTTTGTGAATAAAATAGAAGCCAGCGAAGCCGATACGAAGCGTTGTGAACGACTGATACGAAGCTTTAGGATGAATCTACTGACAGCCATCACAGATATAGAGCTGGAGATAAAGATACCGACATCAGAAACCCGCTTTAATAAGTGGTTTGATGATATATTGAAGCAAATGCGATCCGAAATGGAACCGGTCGATATTATTCAGATCAAGCGACAAAATAACAGCAACAGAGCAAAAATAACTCCTGAGCAACAAAAGATAGCTGAGTTTTTCCAAATCAATGGTACCAATATGAGCGTGGCTCAGGTATATAAGAAATGGATCACATGGGGCAAACGTAACGGCTGGTGGCTGAATGAGAACGGAACGTTCGATCCTCCAACAGAAGGAAGGCTCTACCAAATACTCAGACCACTGAAGAACCAGCATAAACAAGCCAAAACCGATGCTATTACTTATCGTGCCGAGTCGGTACCAAGTATTTCACGTATGCTACCTGAGAAGAAAAACCATGTATGGGTGATCGATGGTACGGCTCACAATGAGAATGTGAAATATGGCAGTAAAGTCAGACAGCATGTATATGCTATAAAAATAGCAGATGTCGGTACGCTTCGCATGGTGGGTGCTACTTCCCTGATCGGAGTTCGTGAGCCCTTCGTGGCACTTAAAGAAGCGATCCTGATGGGTATTCGTGAAACCGGATATAAACCGGCAATGATACAATGTGACCGGGGACCGGCATGGCAGGAACTGCAAGCCTGGTGTGGTGAGAATGATATTAAACTATATCCTTCCATCGTGGGTAATGCCCGTGCAAAAACTATTGAGAGCATATTTAATATGTGTGACAATGATATTACACGCTTCCTGAAAGGGTTTAGTGGAATGAATCGTACAGCATTGCACCTGAATTCAAGAGCATCGGAAAGAAGAGAGAATCAAGGTAAACAAAATGCTCGCAGTGCATCCATTGTTATGGACTGGATAAAGGATAAAGGGCTCAAGCTATGGAATGAACGTGTTATTGAGCAGCTGGAGGGCAAAGAATGCAACAAAACCCCGTATGAACTATGGGAAGAGAAAGAAAGCTATGTGCCTAAATTGAGCTATATACAGCTTTGCCAGCTATGTGGAACCCTACACAAAAAGAAATTGACCATTGCCGGCTTGGATATACAGCATAGCAATGAGAGCTATACTTACTTTCCTCCGATTAAAACCAGTGAAGAAAGAGCTGTTGCAGAAAGGATATTCTCTCATGTTCCCATGGATGCACAAACTACAAACCGCCTGAGCATATATATCCTGAACGGAGGCGAACCGGCACCGGTGTTTGACCATGAAAACAGATATCTCGGAGTATGGACTTTGAAAGAACGTACAGCTTATATAGCTGAGACCAAAGAAGAAAAAGAATTGCTGGATAACTACATAGCACTCCAATACAGAGTAGAACAATCAGCCAAAGATCATAATACCGGCATACTCCAGTATATCGAAAAGCATCCGGACTATGAGGCTATTGTAGAGCTGGGAGAAGAAATGCTAACAGGCAAACACAGACCATATACAGGTAGATATGACAAATCTGAACTGCTTGAGGAGGAGATATCAGCCAAAGCAAATGATATACCGGCATATCAGGAAGAAATCTATAAGGAACTTGTGGATCCTGATACTGGTGAGATAATCAGAATCAAACTAAATCAATAAATATTATGGTAAAAGTAACTATTTCAGAAAAGCAATCCGGATTGAGAGACCGCCTTAAAACTCTCATGGATAAAAAGAATTTGAAGTCATCGGAGATCGCTCGCATTACTGGGCGTTCTGAAGGAACCATCTCGGAACTATTGAGAGATAAGAAAGCATTCAGCGATAAGCTTCTGAATGTGATCTATGATTCGCTAAAGGACTACATGGGTGAAGATAACCTGGTATCTACACGCCAAAAGAATAAGATATGGAACATTGCTCAAGCCGGTAAAACAATGAGCGATATGCGTTTGATAGTCGGTAACACCGGTGTGGGCAAAAGTACAGTGCTTCGCAAATTCGCAGAAGAGAACGAATGCTGCTGGTATATCAAGATTGACCGCAAAGAAATGACATGGAACCGCTTTTTATTCCGTATGGCTACTGAAATGGGCATCAAACTGGATAAGAACCGCAAACGCTTCTCTACTTCGTTCCTTCTCGATCAGATTATCCTGATGGTAGAAGAAAAAGCAGATATGAACCCTCAAGTGATCATCGATGAGAGCGAAGTAGCAAAGAACTCATTTTATAAGGAGTTTAAGAATCTGCGAACCGCTACTGAAGGACTTTTGAGTATCGTTATAGCCGGTATTACTGATGTGATCAATAAGATAGGTAAAATTGCCGGGCTTGAGTTTAAAACATACCAATCGGCTAGTGGCTATGCTTATCGTTGGTACCCTACCAAAGAGAATAGTAACCAATACACCACATTTGCTCGCCGTATATCCATTTTCAGAATAGACAATATCAGCACGGAGGATATAGCCAGCTTCTGCGTAGATAGGGGCATTACAAACAAAGCTGTTATCAAACTGGCATGTGAACGCTGGTGGAACTACGAAGAGCCGGACAAAGCCTTTAAACGTGCTGAACGCATGGGGATCAATTTATCGAATATCACAGTTGAAGAATTTGAAGTATTGTAATTATGGGAGCAACAATAAGTAATGAAAGATCGGCACAACTAAAAAACGAAGCAATGACACGGATGCGATGGCGGTTGTGGTTCGCATTCAGAGATAGCAAGTATGATCAGTTTAAGCATGTGTACAAAGGGAAAGTTTATCCCCACTATGCTAAAATAAAGGAGTACTGCTTGAGACACTGGGGCAAAGAGATTAAGGATATGGGTTATAACGAGCTATCCAACAGAATCTCAATAGTATTGAAATGGAAAGATTAACATAAAAAGTAAACCGTATGCCTAAAAAGATTAAAGATGATCGTGTTAGGCAAGGCAAGATAAACCGCAATAATGAGATTCGCAAATACTTCGAGAAACTATATAACGAAGGTTACCGGTACGAAGTGATTGAAGAAAAAATAATTCTCAAGTGGGGGCTTGGTTCCAGCACGATCAATATGATTATCAATGAAAGCTACGGAAAATATACCAAAAAGTCAGATACACCGGATGATAGACAATTAACTCTATTCTGATATCCTATAATGGTTCACAGCCGGGTTCGATTCCCGGCATAGGAACAAAACCAACTAAATCAATTAAATATTAATCTATGGCAAAAAAGAGAATTTTCAGTATTGATGCTTTGAAAAAGAAAAAGTATCAGTCTTTGGAGCTGGATCCATACTATGCCGAACTGATGGGGATACCTGAGCGGATTCTGATGGTTATCATGTATGGTGAAAGTGGATCCGGGAAGTCAGTGTTTGCTCTCAAGTTTGCGGAATATTTTGCTAATGTCTTTGGCAAAGGCTTCTACAACTCCCATGAGGAGGGTGCAAATAAAACTATCCAGGATCGAGTGAATAACTTCGATATTAATGCAAAGCGTTTGTGGATAGCTGACTGTTATAGCTTTGAGGAGATGTGCGATCATATCCAGCGAACCTACTGCAAACTGATTGTAATCGATTCTGTAAAGTATATGAGCTTCACTATTGCCCAGCTCAAGGAACTTCGCGAACGCTTCGCAAAAAGACAATTGACCATTGTTATGGTTGATTTTGGATCATCGAAAGGAAGCCCGGCTAGTGGTAAGGATCTTATTCACGCTTCAGATGTAAAAATGTATTTCAAAGATGGACGTGTACACTCTATCAGTAGATATTTGGATAAACCAGTAGAAAAGCAACTGTTTACTCCTCAATCGACAAAGAAACAACCAACCTTATTTGACCATGTATAAAGTAAAAGTAGTTATCTCATATCCTGGGACAAATAGTAAAGGATATATGGAGGGTGTATTTATCCCTAAAGGGGATGATTGTAGCATCGATAAGATAAAAAAACAATGTGATGCTTACATAAGAAAAAATATAAAGGTATCAGGGCTTGATCGCAAAGATCTTGTATTGAAAATAACCTGTACCAAGTTGACAACCGACTTCGTGGTATGCGAAGATAAAGAATGAAAGGAGGGTATAATGTTGCGTGAAGAGGATAAAGCCTTACTATCAATGGCTAAAGAAGAGGCTCGTACAAAAAGTATCGACCAATTGACTGAGCTGTATAATAAATCGAACGAAAAAGACTTAGATATAACCAAGCTAGAACTTGTTTTGCATAATGCTTTTGAGCATGGTGTATATTGGAGTAATCTAAAACATAAACAAGAACTTGAGTTAGAAAAAAAGAAGTCTTTAGATAGTGGAGTTTGGCTAGCAATAACAGAATTTGCTTTCTATGGCGAAGCCAAACAATTACTTCCTGGTGTAATTAAAGCAATGGGGTTTTCTTATGATGAATGTATTGCATTGATGCTTGATTGTGATTGCAATAACGATGTATTGGAGCCTATTATCAATGAGATATTTGGTGTTGATGATTGTGATACTGATCTAACAGAAGAATAATTATGAATCAAACAGATCAAAAGAAAGTGCTGGATACCGGCTTTACTATTTTTCGCAGGCAAAATGAGCCGAAACCAATTATTAAGTGCCTGACATTGGAGCATCCTTATGCCTGGCGAAAATTCGAGGAATTTGAAACAAAAGCAGCTCGTGACAGGAGAATGACTGAGTTGCTAAAGAATAAAAAACATATTGAAGATTAACCCCTATGAAAGCAAATGAGTCGATTGTCAAATGGGATGTGTTCTTTACTTGGATAGGTATCATTGTCCTTGCCTTTGGGTTTTGGACTTTGCTGATATATGGGACTCTTCGATTTCTTTCCTGGATAACTAAACTAATTGGACTATGATTATTGCTGTTGATTTTGATGGAACCCTCCACACTGGAAAATATCCGAATATTGGAGAAGTCAGACCTGGAGCTGTTGAGTATATGCAAAAACTAAAACAGGAAGGGCATTATTTAATATTATGGACTTGCAGAGAGGGTGACCATCTGACTGAAGCAATAAACTGGCTAAAAGAATTTGATATTCCTTTCGATAGAGTAAATGACCATGAGCCGAAAAATAAAGCTCAGTATGGAGGTTCCACACGCAAAGTGTTTGCGGATGTATATATAGATGACAGGCAAATCGGGGGGCTACCCAGCTGGGAGGAAATATATAAATATATTCTGCATCTGGTATGGGATGGTGAGACCGGGTTCTGTTGGTAAAAATAAAAGATAAAAATTATGAGAAATTTAGACATACAAGGCTTAATGAATGCTATCAGAGAATGGTCTGATAAACAGTTTAGTGATGGCGTATTTGACCATCAGCGGGCTTTACCTATTACTCACCACTTAACAAAGGAAGTCTCAGAACTTATTGATATTTTAGAAGAGGTAGGCAATGGCGATCCTAGTGATGAAAATTGGGATAAAGTAAGAATGGAGTATGTAGATTGTCTCATGCTTCTACTTGATAGTGCTTCTCATTTTGGATTGTCAGCCTATGATTTATATCGAGGCTGTTATATAAAACTAGAAATAAATAAAAAGCGTAAATGGGGGTTGCCTGATGAAAATGGTGTAATTGAGCATATAAGAGATCGGGAACGCCCATTTGCAGTTCCTGAGCATAAAACACTTCGTAAGTTCAAATTATAAACAACATGAGGGTGTGTCAAAAGTAAGATCTTACCCTCTTTTGTCATGTTGAACGATAATGAAACATCTCTACAAGTATCTGTGAGAGATCCTTCACATCCGTTCAGGATGACAAAGCCCACAAGAAAGGACTTTTGACACACCCTCTATTTTTCTCCAATAATCTGATCCAGCTCATCGGTAAGCATCTCCAGCTCTTTCTCGTCCAGTTCTGCTGAGTGCCCTATAAATTGTCGTTTTTTCATCTCGAAAGGAGTCTTACCAAAAATATAAGCCGTTCCACCCTCATTATGTACCTGGGCATATTCCTTATCATTGATAATTGCTACTTCACCATTGCCACGGGGTTCATAGTCGGTTGCATCTCTCAGCTCATTGGTATCTTTTAGGATAGGATCCTCGGCACGTGTTGATGAGAAACGGTCTTTGTTCTGAGGGGCAAAGCCGTACCATGGGCTGTCTTCATCCCGGCGTTTTACATCATCCCAGGGCTGTAAGCCATCATCCACAAAACCCTCCTTATCAAAGTTTTCAAGAAAATGATTGACAGCGATATCACCAGCCAGGTAAGGAAAAGTATTGTCGATGAAGTCCTGAATCTCCTGAGCGTTCCGGTTCAATAGTTCTGCAAATTCTTCTCCATCCATTTTTAACTCTATTTAGTTTGTAAATCAATCAGAAGGACTTATATTTGTATCAGGTTCTCGGTTGCGTCAGTAACACTTGAACCACCTCAAAAGCCTTGTGTTGTTTCAACGCAGGGCTTTTGACTTTTTACCAAAGTCTTTGCCCAGGATATAATCCCTGTCATATTTTACAACATAACCATCCTTTATAACCCACACTTCGCGAATATTCTTCTTAATCTTCACACGCCCACGAATTGCCCGGTTGATAATATTGTCGTCCATATAACCCGATATATTCAACAGTACATGATCAGCCTGAGCTCCGGCACTCCTTAACTCCTGGCTAACGGCATTATAAGTATTCTTGTCGAGCGTTTTAAACTCGAATATTTTACCTCCGATCATCGCATCCGGATTCTTATTCGGTTTCACGCCATCAGGTATAAGCAGCTCGCGAAGCTTTTTTTGTTTAGGATCCACTTCAGGAATGAGCCTTACCTTATGTCCTAAATTAGCCAGCGTCTCACCAATGGTTTTATTTACCGGCTTCTTATCAGCCAGTGTATGGATATCCAAATAACCGCCCTGAGCCCCAACAGACTCCTGGCGAACATACTCCATCGTACTGGTATCATGTTGCTGCACAAAGTTCTGTATCTGATTACGTGTGAGATTGCTTTCAGTAGAATAAGGATGCTTATCGATAGCAACCGGCTCAGCTGTAACACCCGGATTATTTTGGAATACTTCAGGAGTATCGTCCGACTCATCGAACAAGCCGTCCGGATATTTTACAGCAGCTCTTGTCTGTCTGATCCAACATTGACAACCCCAGGATATCGGAGGTGTATGAGTTTGCCACCAGGGATGATCCATGGGTAATATGATCCCCACCCACTTCATGTGTTCCGGGCGTTTATCCCTGGCACGGCTTTGCATAAATTCGAGATTCGGAAATATATGCTTCCTTTCCTCGAATTTTTTCCAATTGGTAGCCATGCGAGCCGAACGGACAAAGGTATCGTACTCAGTCTTCAGGTACCGCTGGTTATATTCCCCGATGATGGGTTTTACTGCTTTCCTGAATTGGCTGAAAGTGCGTTGATTTCCATTCTCATCCAGCATCATCCGAGCGAGCTCTTCACCCTGCTTGTGGGTTTTGAATGCTGCGAATATGGCTGTATTGTGTTTGAACTGCTCAATAAATACCTTGTTTCGTTTGCCAAATTCAATGCCGGCACTACTGAACGTTTTATCTATACCTTTTTGCAGGGGTGTATTATTCAGTTCAAACAAATACGGATCGATATCACCAACGCCTCCACGCTTGTGATATATATTATTGAGAGCTTTCTTTAGTAGCCGGTTAAAATCTATTACCGGTATATCTGCATCCCCATCCAGTTTATAAGAGTGATCGAAATCACAGCAACCGGATTGATAATACAGCTTGTGTATCTGTTGATGAAACGGAATAGCCCCGGTATCGATGCCAGGGCTTAATCGAAAAAACTGAGTGACTCGTTTGCCGGATCCTGACGAACTTCGCTCTTTGGATTATCTTCGTCCAGTTCTACATCATATGTATCCTCAATATATTTTGGTTTGAGATTATATCCGGCACGAAGCAGTTCAGCATCGATCTTAATTTTGTCTTTCGGTTTGATAACTGCCTTTTCCTGAAGCTCCAGATAATAACCGTCCGGGATATCATATCCTAGGTTACGCATCACCGGGAGAAAGTCATCGGTCGCCCAGTCCTGAAAGTCCATGATGTCGGCATCCGTTATCTCCTGGTAGGTTTGCTGGTGTACTTCAGCCTGTGATTGAGAACTACCATCGTCCATCGTCATAGTTTGCCCTACGATACCTTTAGACATTTCCCGGTTGATCACATTGATTTTTTGCAGAAAGACATTGAAAGAATCGGACTTCTGATTCTCTTTGATCTCAATATCCACTTGTTTATCAAATATACCATAGCTGGCAGTTCCCATTGTTTCCAACCAGCTTTGTAATTCATTCTTATGTTTTTCGGAGTTAATCATTGTCCGGGCAATCCGGATCGGCACCCCGAATATTTGTTCAAACTCATCCCATGAAGCCCATGAATGTCGTTTATATATTGTCATGGGAGCCACACGCTCCAAGATTCCAACCGCTTCAGGGAGAAGCTGAATATATATCAAGAAATTAGGAAAAGCAACGTATGGAATAGCTTCTCCTGAAGGGTTGTGAGCCTCTTTGAGAATCAGCCCCTTTTCAGGGATAACATTCTCACGAGGTATATCTATTATTTTGTTAATGGATCCGGCTGTGAAATTATTGATAAAGCACATACTATACCCATAGAATTTAGACTCCATGGCTTTACGGGTAACGTGCCTGAACCAACGTTTCTGAACAAAAAGAGAGCGTTTTGTATCGATTACTCCTTCAGGATCCTTCAATACTGCTTCTTTGTTGGTGACACGTAATATACGGTTCTCTATGGCTCCCTGTAAATGATTATCCAGCATCGAATCTTTATATAGTTGCTGGATAGGATATGTAATAGGGTTGAACGGATCGTAACGCATGATCCGGGCTTTTTGCCAGTCGGTTACTTCCTTTCTATATAAAGACTCATAAAAATGAAAATAATCGATTTCCATCTTAGAAGAGCCCCGTGTATCTACAATATCAGGTTGCTTGCCGAATCGATTTGATTTTCTCTTATCTCCAGCCAGTACCAGTGATTTTCTTTGAGTAGGTGTATTTGTCCTGTTATAATATTTTCTTCTGCTCATACCCTTTGTTAATAGATGGATCCATACTTTGTTCCTCCTCCATAGCGTGTGTCACCGGTGGTACCGGTATTATTGTTTTCGTCCGGTTCGTCCGGCTTTGTTGGTAGTGTGCCATCGCCCTGTTCGCCGGTGTTGATTTTCTCCAGCCAGTGCATGGCTATATTATATCTTCGCTCGGCTACAGCATTCGTTTCACGAGTGTGGCGTTCGTATATCTCATAAATAACGATATCCTTCAGCTTCTTTACAATATGCTTATTTCGCTCAGCTCCTTCAGCCGAAAATATTGCATTGGCATCATAGAACCGGCTCAGGTAACTTTGCATAACTGCAATACTCTCTTCTATGATCTCATTGACTATTTCATCATCCAGGGCTGTAATTTTATTGACTATGTTGATATCGGAAACTGTCTTTAGTTCCTCTTTTGTTAAAAATGCCATTTTAATAACCTCCTCTTTTACGTTCACCAAATACTGGAGCTGATGATGTAGAATCATCTTCTCCACTTTCTCCATTTAAATATTCCTGAGCTTTGAGAATTGCATCAGCCAAAGCATCAGGGAAATCGACCGGATATTTGCCTCCTTTTTCGAAGTTGAGCATCTGAGCCTTTGCCTCCTCCCAATCCGGATTCTGCTCCAGCTCTTTGCTGAATGTCAATAACCCAGTGATCAATACACTGACCAGTGTCGTATCGATTTTTATATACTTATCCACGCTGCTCTTTTGAGCCATGGGTACACAAAAAGATTTATACTTTCGTGCAGCCCGGTATAGTACCGGTTCATAGATTGACTCCTGAGCGACACTGGCATCATAGTAGAACATAGTAGAACTGTTTGTCTTTACTATTTCGTTTGCCCTGGTATAATGATACTCCAGTGCCGTGTCTATATCAGCCGTTTGCCGGCAAAAGATATCTATACAAGTCATTTGCAAACCATTTACACCCAGTACTGCCATTGCCTTGTAACAGGCAGCATCGGAATAAGCAAAGTCCCAGTTACCAATAATCACTACATATTTGTCGAACGTTTTAGGCTCGACCATCCGGATCATGTGCTTCTTGATTCGCTTACCGACATTGATGGGAGTATTGTAGTGTTCACCGCTCAGTGTTTCTTTGTCATGTTCGTATTGCTCCTTTTTTCTCAGGCAATCTTCATGAGTGTATCTTTCTTTCCAGGATGGTTCCCATGTGTCCGTATTTTTGTCATTGATCTGATCGTAATATTTATCTGTCAGGTTGACCAGGTACAGGGATGTAAATTTATCTTTCCGGATTGTATTTTGTTTGGTATCTATCTTTCGCAGATCGATGCCTTTTTTTAATGCCAAACTCTGAATGAAGCCTTTTTCGACCATGTAGTTATTGTTAATGATCGTGCGTTCCGAACGCTTGGAGAATGCTCCCTGAATATCGCCGGTGACTTTTTCCGTGTATTCCTGAACCAGCCGTGGGTTCATTGCTTTTTTCTTGTCTTCTATATCATCAATAGAAGCATACTCCAGGCGAACCCCGTTTAAACGCAATCCCCGGAAAGGCTGATCGATACCCAAAGCCATAAATGTACAGCGGTCGGTGGTCTCGAATTGACCATCAGCCCAACCTCCATAGCCTTTCTGCATACCAAAATCTTTAACAATAAGATTGTTGCATTCAAATTGTACCTGAAGGTCTTGCAATAACATCGCAGCCCGGACTTCATTTGCCCCGACTGTTAAGAAGAATTTCGCTATTTCGGATTGCTTCAGGGCAAAAGGATAACCCATATTTGCATGAGTCGATTTTGCTCCTCCTCTAAAAATGATATTGAACAGCGTAATAAAATCGTTGTGGTATAAATCATTGTAGATAGACTTATGGTACCAGGCACAATCACTATCAGCCATGGGAAGAGGTGTACCCGTCCCAAAGTAGTGATTGAACATGAGTCCATAGTTCTCAGGTTTAAGAAGCATCTCAATACGCTCTTCCTGCTCTTCAGGCGTTTCTTCAATAATGTTATCTATGGTAGCTTTATTGATATACTCTGAGCGAACCTTAAACCTTTCCAACAATTCCTTATACTCTTTCTTTGTCATTTGCCGGTTTGATAAATTGCAATCTTTTTTAGCTCAGTGGCTGTGAATGACAATGGGAATACTCCTTTTTGTCTCATCAGAGTAAAGCCATCTTTGCTTAGTATTTCAGGTTTACCACGCCACATGATGATAAAGTGTTGAACTTTTGATTTTTTTGCTAGTTTATTGGCTTTGCGTTTCATCAACTGGATCCTGAATACTTGTAAAATTCTTTTCAGTTTACTCATGCCCTATTACTTCATTAGTTAAGCGAGTTAAAACCTTTTCCATTACTGAGCGTGTAACTCGCAGATTACCCAGTAATGTTTCTTTGTCTTTTTTCTTTTCTGCTTTCTGAATATCCTTCATATACTCTTCGCAAAGCATCTCATAAGCTTCGTGCATATAGGTAAGGACTTGTTTTTTTGACGAAAACTTCTCAAAAGCAGTTGCATACTTTGCAGCCTGATCGGGTGTGATCTTTGGTGTCTGACCATCTAATAAGGCTGCATAACTTTCCAATATGGAACCCCTGATTTCAGACAGGGCTATCATCTGACTCTGTTTGCTTTTGTCAAATTCATAGACGCGGATCCACTCATCGATAGTCGATGGTTGTACATCTTCTATGATATCGGCAATCGTCTGAGAATCGAAACCTTTACAGTACAATTGCTTCGCATGCGAAATTTTACGCTCCCTTATTTCTTTAGTCCATCGTGCCATATTTGCTCTTATTTATATCTGCAAAGGTTTGAATTGTACACGCCTCAAGCAAATTGTATTTTAATGATTAATAGATATTTATTAATTATTAGTCGGTTTATCCTAATCATTAAAAAGTGATTTGATAGACAACTTTCAGCCCCTTTACTTTGCTCAAAAAACAAGTGCGAAATGGCTGAGAATAAAAGGACATTACCTGAAGTTTTAGAGATCGACTTTACGATCACCGATGAGTCTGTGAACCGCTATGGCTGGCGTTTGCTTGTAGCCGGTATAGACCTAGCCGGGTTTTTAAAGAATCCTGTGTGTTGTGTACAGCACTTCACCAGTATGATCCCGGTCGGTAAATGGAAGAACCTTCGTGTTGAAGGTCAAGAGTTAAAGGGTACAGTAGAATTTGACAAAAACGATGAAGAGGCTGTAAAACTGTACTGGAAGTATAAGGATGGGTATATGAGTGCTGTGAGCCTCAATGTTATCCCGGTAGAAGAAAGCGATGAGCCTAAATTTTTATTACCAGGACAAAAATTTTCGACACTTGTAAAAAGTGAATTATTGGAGATCAGCTGTGTTACCATTCCTGGTCAAGCAAACGCCGTGAAGCTTTCCACTCCTGAAGGCAAAGAATATAAGTTGAATTTATTAACTCAAAACAGAGAAATGGCAAAAGAAGAAAAAACTGTTGAGCAATTGAACCAGGAACTGGAAGCTCAACGCAAATTGAATGCTGAAAACCTGGTTACGATCCATAAGAATCGTGGCGTGGTTGCCGATGGTGAAGTCGAGTCTCTCAAAAAACTGGCTTTAGTGGACTATCAATCTACCAGCGAAATGTTGAATGCCCGTCAGGTTCCCAAAACTGAACCAACCGGTGATAGTGCCGAAACGCTTGCTGAAGCTTTGGTAAAACTTCATTTTGACCGTGGTGCAATAACAGAAGGCGAAAAGGTAATTTTCAAGGGTGCTGCAACATCGGATTACGAAGGAACTAAGAAGGTACTCGAAGCAAAAGCCGGTAAGGATGGACTCCAGACTTTTATGCAGGGACTTACAAACGGAGGTGATCCGGCAAATGCAGGAGCTCAGGGCGAACGTGCCGGCTGGGGATACTATGAGTACTTTACCAAAGATCCACAAGCTTTGGCTCTCATGGAAAAGAATGAGCCGGACAAACACAAAAAGCTTGTAGCCGATTTTCAGGCATCATGTACACCTGAAGGGACACTCATATAAGAAATAAGAAGAAAAACGCTTGCGAAGCCTGCGAATAGCCTTGCGAAGCGATTAAAAAGAATAAAACAAATAAGAATTAAAATGAAACAACTATTTAAAATTTTTGCATGCCTGGTGTTTTTGGTGGCATGTGTTGTGGCAATGTTCGGGGAACCTGCTGGAGCTGCTGGTATGTTGATAGCTGCACCTCCTGTTGTGCTGGATACTCAGCAAATCGTTTTCCTGCGATCACTCAAGGAAGAGTATCAGGCAATTGATACCTGGCTGAGTGAGGCTGAAGATTTAAGTTCCTTTGTAGTGGATGGTCAGACGCTGGTATTTCCTGAAGGAGGAGAAGATCCTGCTGTATATAAAAACAGAACGACTGATATCGATAGTGTTGAACCGAATGAAGATACACATAAGGTTTCTTTGGATGTGTATGACAGCCAGAACTACAAGCTTAGAAATATCTATCTACATGCTTTGCCGTTTGATAAAATACAATTCTATACCCGTAAATCAGCGAATTCGATAATAAAACAAGAAATCGCTGATGCTGCCTATGCTTTTTCACCACTCAAGGCTCAGCGTAAATGTATAGTAATGGGTACAACAGGAATAACAGCTCCGAGTACAACCGCTGTTGCACGTGATGGCTTTAAAGTCCTGACGCTTGATGATATTGTGGCTTTGGCTCGTGCCTGTGACAAAGAAGAATTTCCTCAAGATGGTCGTAACCTGGTATTGCCTTCTGATATGTGGTGGGATTTGGTCAACAACAATAAAGTGCTTAGTGGTCAATTGGAGCGTGTGCCATTGAACGGTGTCATCAAACCTCTTATTGTCGAGTATTACGGATTCAAAATACATAAATCACTGCAAAATCTCGGTATAGGATACGATTTGGTCGCTAAAGAGAAAGCAGCTCAGGGTACTATTATCACCGATGATGTGGTTCCATGCGGTTTCGTATTTGTCAAAGAAATGGTCTTCCATGCCGGTGGTTTGTTTGAAATGTTCAGAAAAGTGAAGAATCAAAATACATCAGGACGTGCTGAAGAATTCGGTTTTCAACATCGATTCAAAGCGGATCATCAAATGAAGGATCAACGCTATTCAGCCCTGCTGTATATGAGTAAAGCATAAATATTGATTTTAGTTTGGTTTTTAGACTGGGGTGAGCCATAGCACCCCGGTTTATTTAGACAAAGGAAATGAAGCGAAGCAAGATATATAAACCACTGAGAGACCAGGCAATCGTTGGAATGCCTTACCTCCAGTTCCGGGATTTGCAAAAAGGGCAAATGAGTAAGCCCAGGGAGAACTATCCCATACCCTTGCCGGCTTTATTTATCGAGATTGGAGATGTGCGTTTCAGTAATTTACTGGAGCATCAGCAAAAAGGAGATGTTATAATCAGCATGTATCTATACATGGATATGGTAACAGACAGCTTCGATACTGCTGAACTGGAAAATGAAACGATTGAACTACTGGATTACATGGATGATGTATTTCAAACATTCGAAGGGTTCGCGGTTCCCGGTCTCACTCCTTTGGTTCGCCAAACAGAATACCGGCCACAATATGGTGCCAGGTTTATAATGTTCCGGGTTGACTTTACAACCACACTAGATAGTGGTAAGGTAAATAACAATACGATTATTGATAAGCCAGAACCGGAAATAACAAATAATTCAAAAGGATATAAATTTTAACAACATGTCAAGAGGTTTAAGAAATAACAATCCATTAAACATCAGGATTAATAGCGATAAGTTTCAAGGTGAGATTATCCCATCCAGGGATAAAGCTTTTAAACAATTCGAATCCATGGCATATGGATATAGAGCAGCTTTTGTAACGCTGGGTACTTATCTCTCAAAATATGGTAGAAATACTATAAGAAAGATAATAACAGCCTGGGCTCCTCCTGAAGACAATAACGACACAATTGCATACATCAATGCAGTATCAAAATATTCCGGCATTTCACCGGATCATGTATTGACTGCTCAGGATGGTGTTCTATATAAGTTGATTGTTGCTGAGATGTCAAGGGTTGAAAATGGGCAAAGAGCTCAATTTGTAGATGTTGAAGCCGGATTCAAGCTTCAAAATAAGATAACAGGAAAGTAAATGATCATGGAGCAATACATATCTGAAGCGGTGATGCTTATCCTTGGGGCTTTTTTAGGGTGGCTTCCTAACCGAAAGAAACAAAAGGTCGATACCAAGCAAATAGAGGTCGATGTACTGGAGAAGTCACTGCAAGTCCTGGATAAAAATGTAGTTCAGCCATTGCTCAAAAATATGGAATTGCTCCAGGAAGAAAATGCTTCTATTAGTCAACAATTAAAAGTTCTAAAAAATGCAATTAACAAAATGTATAAGTGTCGTACTCTTGATGCTTGCCCTATTCGGATCGAGTTGCAAAAGTCAGAAGGAGGTGATCGAAAAGGAAACTCTAACCGACCGCCGGCTTACCGACCAAGAGATTCAACGAATAGAGAAGGAAGTGAAAGTGGTGACGACTCCTCAGACGACAGCGATAGTAACGCTCAGTGAGAAAGAAATAATCGATCTGCCTGTTGGTGCCAGCTACCAAGCCAAAGATGGAAATGCAACAGGAACCATCAAGAAAACGGATAAAGGAATAGAATTTACTGCGAACTGTGACAGTCTCAATCTCTTGATTGAACAATTAACAAAAGAGGTGTATCGCTATAAATCGGATAGCACGGCACTTGTAACAAAACTGAATCAGCAACAAACGATTGAAGTCAACAGGCTCACACGTTCGCAGTTGTTTCAAATATGGGGATTTCGCCTCCTGATAGCAATAGCGATAATATTAACATTCAAAAAGTTCAATATATGGCAACTGATAATAAAAGTAATAAAGAAACTACTGTAAAACCCGGAAAGGATCCAGTAGAGAAAAAGCCTGAGAAAGTAGAAGTAACTCCAGGTGATGGAAAACCGGCTGAAGGTTCGCAAAGTGGAGCCATTGAAGTTCCAGTGGTTGTAGAGCCCACTGCTGAGCAAAAGGCTGAGATGATTCGTATAACTGAGGTGTTGCGAATTGCCTACGAAGGCAAAGGATCATTCAAGGATGATATGGATGAAAAAGAAATGTTCGAGCTTCTCGCCGGTAAAACAGATGAGGAGATAGTGGAACTCGTTAAGCCTTATTTCATCTTCGCAGATGGTTCGGAGGACAATATAGATTCGGATGATGAAACTCCTGAAGATAAAAACCAAGAGTTGGATCAGGCAAAAAATTTGGTAGATGCTATCAAAGAAGTAACTGGAGGTGATAAAGCCAAATTCAAAGAAAAGGCTGATGAGCTGATGAAAGCTCAAAGCCTGAAAGAAATCTGGCGATGCCCTGTTAAGGGTTACTGGTTTAGCCGAAAGGACTATGCTGAAAACTACAAGCGTGAAAATGAGTGTTCCCTGGAGCACTATAAAAAATAAGGTCTCAGACCTTTCTATTACCTATCTGAGTATTACTGCAATATATAGTTATGATGATAAAAGATAGTACAAAATTAAACTTTTAGATAAAATGGGATTACCTGATATAGAAATAGAATTAGTCCGGGACGGTTTAGGACTGGTTGCTGAGACAAACGACAATACATGTGGTATTGTTCTTTCGGGTGCTGCTGTTCAGGATAAACTTGAATTAAATAAAGCCTATGCCATATACAGTACGGATGGTGCTAAAAAATATGGCATCGAACCTGAAGGTGATAATGCTGCTGCATACAGGCACATCTCTGAGTTTTATGCAGTAGCCGGTACCGGGAAGAAACTTTGGATACTGATGGCTGAACAGGCTGCAAAACTTTCAGACCTGGTTAATACAGACAAACCCATTTGCCCGGCTAAAGTTCTTTTGAATAAAGCCGGTGGTGAGATTGTCGCCCTGGGGCTGACAACCGGCACCGATGCTGGTGAAGTGTTAGACGGCTTGGATAGCGAGGTGTATTTAGCTATGACAAAGGCTCAGGTACTAGCAGATGCCTTTCAAAAAAAGATCATGCCTTTTGTTACAGTTATTGAAGGTCGCAAATTTGAAGGGGATGCCGATGCCCTGAGAGACCTGAAGACAGAAAGCAAATACCGCAATGCTATTGCCCTATGCTCAACACAAACGGATGGATCGGCATCAGTGGGCTTGGTTCTCGGTCGTATAGCAGCCATACCGGTGCAACGCAAAATATCCCGTGTCAAAAATGGAGCTCTTCCTATCGACTTCGGATATCTGAGCGATGGCATCCTGGTTGATGAAGACCGGGAAGATCTGGGTACGATCCACGACAAACGCTTTATCATCTTCAGGAAGTTTCCGAATAAGTCCGGATTCTTTTTCAATGGGGATTTTACAGCAACATCAGCTACTGATGACTTGAATATCATCGCCCGGATCCGAACCATTGACAAAGCTACAAAGATAGCTTACAATACTTATGTAGAGGACTTGGATGATGATGTGGAAGTGAACGATGACGGGACACTTCATCCTTCAGTAGCCGCTTATCTCAAGAAAAAAATAGAGGATCAGGTAAACAATGCCATGGACGGCGAAATATCCAATTTCGTGGCTACTATCGATACCTCTATCGATGTGCTTGCCGGTAATGCACAAAAGATATACCTGGATATTACGCCAAAAGGTTATCTGAGTGCTATTCGTGTGGTTCTTGGTTTCAAGAATGAGTAATTAACTATAAAATTAAAACAGATGGCATACAGTTGGTCTGAATACAGATGCTACATGGGTGGTCGGTTCGTTACCGGGATACGGGGATTCAAATACAAAAAATCCCGTGAGATTGAGGGCATCTATGCTGAAGGGGATGAGTATGTAGATGTCGGTTTTGGGAACAAAGCCAATGAAAGTGAAATAACGATGCTTCAGAATGAGCTGGAGGCAATTATTTCATCATCGCCTAAAAAGGATCCGTTCAGGTTACCGCCTATAACCATTGTACACTCTTATATCCCTATACATGGAGAAGGACGTATCATCGTAGATGTATGTTCCGGAATCTATTTCAAAGAGATAGAAAAAGCAATGGAGCAGGGTAAAACCTTTATGGAGATCACAACCCCTCTTTTTGTAAAGAAAATCGAATACGATACAACAAACCCTTTTAATAATTAAAAGCTATGGCAGAAGAAAAAGCAAAACTAATCGGAGAAGTCGAACAGGCTCAGATTGATACTTGGAAAAAGGATCCCAAATGTTTGGGAGTAGTAGGAATCATTGTCGGTGGGCATATTGCCTATGTCAAACGCCCGGATCGCAATGTGGTAAGCTATGCACTTTCTCAGATGTCGTTCTCTATGACTCCTTCCAACGATTCACTGGAGCAGGCTAAAATAGAAATGAGCCTGGGCAAAATGTACAAGCAGGGTGAAGCCGTACTGGTTCATTGCTGGCTTGGTGGCTCGGAGGAGATTCGCTCAAACAATAAACTTTGGACGGGTGCCTGTATGAAAGCCGGTGAGCTGGTAGAGTATGAGGAGGCTGAACTAAAAAACTTCTAAGCGAAGCAGAACGAAATGTAGAAAGCAACTGGGTAGGCTTATTAACCACCCAAATGGAATACTACCTGGGATATTCTGTTTCGCATCTATCAGACAGGGAGTGGGCATATAAAATAAAACAGCTGGAGCACGTCCGGAAAAAGGAACAAGAAGCAAGTAAGTAATGAACAACGTTGTAGAATATTTATTGAGAGCCAGGGATATGCTATCACCCGTTTTTGCTCAGGCGAGCAGGAACGCTAATACGGTGAACAGGCAGATCCAGCAGATCAATAATACTCAGCAACGCTCAACCGGAACCATCGAACGCATGCAGAACGCTTTGCGATATCTACAAGAGCGTAGATCCAGGGCATTCGATGAAAGGCATATCGGTCGGTATAATGTAGCGATCCGGAATATGCAAAGGGAGCTGGAGCGATTGAATAATTTACCTCCTGCTACTTTTATGCAACGGATGCAGGAAGCCAATGGCAGTGCAAGTTCCTTGCTGGGGCAATTTAAGGGGATTATTGCCACAGTCGGAGCATTCAAAGGTGTTCAAACTATTTTGTCACTGGCTACAAGCCTGGAAAAATCAACTATTGCTTTTGAGGTATTGCTTGGAAGTTCGGAGAAAGCAAAGGTTATGCTCGATGGTATCAATAAGTTCGCTAATGCAACACCTTTCGAATCTGAAGGATTGATAGAGAATGCCAAAATGATGCTTGCTTTTGGTACTTCAGCAGAAAAAATATTGCCTCGACTCAAGATGCTGGGTGATGTAGCCATGGGAGACCAAAACAAGATGAATTCACTGGCTTTGGTAATGTCCCAGGTATCCAGCCTCGGAAAAATGCAAGGGAATGATAAGATCCAGTTTATCAATGCCGGATTTAATCCACTTGCTGAAATGGTGAAAATGACAGGCAAAAGCATGGCATACTTTGAGGATCAGCTATCGAAAGGTAACATATCTATCAAGATGGTAGAAGATGCTTTAATACACGCCACTAGCGAGGGCGGACAGTTCTTTGGAATGATGGAAAAGATGAGCCAGACTACCAGTGGGAAGTTTGCAACACTGACAGGAACCCTGAAGCAAACAGGAGCCGAGATCGGTTTGAAATTATTGCCTTATGCAAATCAGCTGATCGACTTCCTGATGCCGATGGTTGACTGGCTTGGTCGCAATGCTGATATGATCCTGCAACTCACAGCTGTTGGATTAGGGGCGGTACTCGCATTCAAGCTTATTGTCGGTGCGATTAAGTTGTGGACGATTGCCCAGGCGATCTTGAATGGAACTATGGCATTGAATCCTATCGGGTTGGTTATTGCCGGCATAGCTGCTTTAGTAGCTGCTATTGTGTATTGTTATAATAAGTTCGATTGGTTCAGAGGTATTGTACACGGTGTATGGGAAACTTTCAAAGCGTTGGTTCAGTTTGTGAAAGAGGGCGTAATGGTCTATATCAACGGACTGACTGAGATGTTTTCCGGTTTGGGTAAAATCATCAAAGCTGTATTTTCTGCTGACTGGGATGGTATCAAAGAAGGGGCTACACAAACCATCAACGCCTACAAGAATACAGCAACCGGCATGATCGATGTAGCCAAAAACAATGCTCCTAAAGTAGCCGGGGCTTGGAAAGAAGGTTACGAGAAAGGTCTTAATTCAGGTGGTATCGATGCTGATAGCTTTTTCGGATCGTTAGGATCATCAGGTTCGGGAACGCCCGGACTCGCTGGAGCCGGTGGCGGTGGTACCACTCCAACAGACACCATAAAGAATATTGCCGGTGGTGGTTCAAGACCTACCAATATCAATGTTCAGGTAAACAAAGAAATGATAGGCTCTATAACCATCAATCCGGTAACAATGTCTGAAGGAACAGACGAGATAACAGAAATAGTCATGCAGGCATTGGCTAAAATATTGAATAGTGCAAACAGGATAGCTTTAGAATAATGGAACAACAGTATCACTTTAGGGAACATGATTTAATGGAGATATTCAAAAGCGTTTTTGGATATACGGCTCCTCCGTTCCTGTTTTCCTTACAGAATAAGGTTGAGAATGCGTTGTTCAAAAAATCGAAGACATCTGAAGAGTACGAATTCAACACAACCGGGGAACGCCGAGAATATAACATGCACAGCGTTCCCTTCTATGCCAATAATGCAAACGGCAATGAGATGTTCTTGCCTATCTGGTTGATTCGTCCTGATGGAAGCCGGCTCTTACTTCAAAATACAGTTTCGTCCATGGTAGGAACTACTATTATCAAAGAAGAGATAATGGTTAACCGCCAGGGAAGTTTCAAAGAAGAGATATCATTGAGCGACTGGGATATGAATGTAAAAGGCTTGATTGTTTCCACGGACTTGGATTATCCGGATGAGATGGTGTACGAACTGGGACAACTTCGAAAGATGGGTACTGCTTTGGGTATTGAGAATGCCAGGACTTCGCTCCTGATTGAAGATGATGAGAAGGTGGTGATCAAACGCCTTCGATTTACCGAAATCAAAGGAATGAAGCATATACAGGCTTTTGAAATGGACTTGATTAGCGATAATACATTCTCCTTAATTATTGAGTGATATGTATGTACGATTGACAGGACACTTTGAAATTGTGAGGGCTGATGGTCGAAAGATCACTTTTACAAGTTGGAACTCTGTGGAGATTGAACTGGATATGTTCAAAATAAATTCTTCGTGTGTGATCCGGATCCCGGCTTCAGCTCGACTACAAGCCAAAGGGACAAAAAGTGGTGGATCGGTTCAATCCGCAAAGCAGTTCAATAGAGGAGATAAGATTATTGTTAAGCTGGGATATGACAACCGGTTGGAGACAGAATTCACCGGTTATATATCCCGTGTGAACTTCACAAGCCCCTGCGAAATAGAATGCGAAGGCTTTGAGTTCCTTTTGCGAAGTCCCTGCGAAACCAAAACCTGGAAGCAAACCAATATGAAGGAAGTGATCCAGTATATTATTAAGGACACGCCCATCGAGCTGAGTGATGAGATTCCGGATGTGAGTTTCACAAAGTTTGTGATTCCTGCGAATATGACAAAGCTGGAGGCTTTGCAGATGGTTAAGGATAAATACGGAATGACAATCTTTTTTGATGGCTCTTTGCTCTATGCCGGTTTAGCTTATGTACCTGATAAGGGAACTGTAAAATATAGACTGGGCTGGAATACGATTAAGGATAATGATCTGAAATATCGGAATGCTGAAGATGTAAGCCTGAAGATAAAAGCCGTATGGATCAAACCGGATAATACCAAAATAGAAGCTGAAGTGGGTGATCCTAAAGGAAGCCTGAGAACTCTATTCTTTTACAATGTATCCAGCAAAAGCGAACTGGAGAAACTGGCAAAAGAAGAAATACAAAAGTATAAGTACTCAGGGTATGAAGGCAAAATTACAACATTTTTACAACCATTTGTGAAGCCGGGCATGAAAGGAGAATTACAGGATCCACGATACGATGAGCGAAAGGGAACCTATTACATCACAAAGGTCAAAACAAAAGCAGATCGCAATGGCGGTCGTAGAACTGTTGATTTCACACTGAAGTTATGAGCCAATACGAACAAGATATATTGAATGGCATCCGGGCACTGGGTAAACAAGATGACAGTTCTTTCATAGCTGTTGTCGAGAACAACTATCCTGATAAGGATTATGTGGATGTGAAAGATTTAGCCGGTACTCAATATTTGGAGGTTCGCAAACGTGCAGCCATTGAGTCCGGAACTGATGGGATTATCATTACACCGGTGACAGGATCCACGGTGATTGTTACTCGGATAGGGAAAAGTGATGAACTGTTTATATCGATGTTTTCAGCAGTGGATCGTGTCGTGATCGATGGGGGCGAATATGGAGGGTTAATTAAGATACAGGAGCAAATAAATAAACTGAATGCCCTGGTTAAAACAGTAAATACCCTGATTCAGCAATACAACAGCCATACACACCCGGTTGCTACAACAGGATCAGCAGTGGCTCAAACGGGAACGGCATCGGCTACAACCATGACAGCCCAGACAGCTCAGGAATTCAAACGTGAAGATTACGAAAACGAAAAAGTAAAACACTGATGGCAAATAAGAATAAAGGTATATTGATAGGTGATGATGGTAATCTGCTCATTGAAGTTACACGGGATGCTCAGGGCAAAATAACTGACGGCTTGGTTATCGGAGATGTGACTTCACAGAATCAGAATACAATCCTCCTGGCTGAAAAAGGAGAAATAAAGAACTCGCCTCTTTTGGGTGTTGGAATCGCTTCTTATCTCGATGATGAATCGCCTTCAGAGTTACTTCGTGAGGTTCGCATTAATCTTCGCATGGATGGGCAAAAAGTTCGTTCATGTGGTTTTGATAACAATGGTAAACTTATAATTCAGGGAGGTTATGAAGACTAAGGTAAACGATAATCAATCATTGGCTGATATTGCAGTACAGGTTAGCGGGTCGGTTGAGTCCAGCTTTGATATTGCCGTGAAAAACAATCAGAGTGTAACGGGCATATTGACGGCTGGGCAGGAATTAGACAAATCCGGCATAATCAATAATAAGGTTGTGGATCAGCTGGCAGTACAAAAAGCGATACCGGCATCAGCATCTAAAAAAGTGATCGATGTACAATTGACAGGTATAGGATATATGACAATCGGGCAAAATTTTACAATAAAATGACATTGGAAGATATATATAATAAAATAACGGAACGATTTATTTCCGATCCGGTGGTGATTGCCAAATATGGACTTGAGGAGGGTAAAACCTTCAATGAGCAGTTCTCAGAAGCTTCGCTGGAGCAGATCCTGTTTTACGACATTGCTTCCAATATGCTTCTGAATATGCAGAATTTCAACCAGCATAAGATCGATGTGGATAAATTGCTGGGAGAAAAGAAAGCCCATACTCCTAACTGGTATGCTACTATGGCAGGGCTTTTTCAGTTCGGCTACCAGTTGAACGGAGATAGTGATTCTTATGATAATTCAGGTTTGACTCAGGAAGAAATAGAGAAATCCCGAATTGTAAAATTCGCTGCTGCTGTACCGGGAAGAAATAAAAGCATCCTTTACCTGAAGATTGCCACCGGGACAACCGAAAATAAGCAACCTCTATCTGCTACCCAGCTGGAAGCTTTTACTTTCTACATGACTCAGGTGAGCGATGCCGGCGTAAATCTGATTATCATCAATGATCAGGCGGATGAGATCGCCATTGAGATGGATGTATATTATGATCCGCTTATCCTTGATAAATATGGTAAACGGCTGGATGGATCCGATGATACTCCAGTCCAGAATGCAACCAAACATTATATACATAATCTGCAATTCAATGGAATGTATGTCAATGCCAGCCTGATCGATTCGGTGCAAGCTGTCACCGGTGTGAAATTTCCGGAATTGAAAAGTGCGGCATCACGGTATGGTGTATATACGGACTTCAGGAAGATAGATGGAATGGAAAAGGCTCATGCTGGGTATTACACTATAAAAGATACAAACCTGAAGCTAAATTTTAAGCCTTATGAATAGTAAATATTATGATGTCAATTATACCCAGTATGCGATGCAGCTACTGACGAATAATTACCGGATAGATATGGTAATCTCTATCATAAAGGCAATAACAGCTCCACTGAATGAGATCCATGCACAGTTCGACACGCTAAGAACCGGTATCGATTTCAATACTTACTCTCAGGTGTGTTATATGCAAGGCTTATTGAATGATAACTTCGATCCGTTGGAAAGAAGGATCCGGATCCGGAACGCTGCCATCAATTATGATTATTACTTGCTTCACAAACGAAATAAAAAGAAACCGGTGCGATTATCAAAGAGAGGCTCTGAGCAATATAAGCCCTATTACTGGAGTGTTCGCGGGTTGTTACGTTCTCATAATATAGATTTTGAGGTTATTCTACCAGCGGGATATAATCTATCTGAAGAGGAGGAGAATAAGATGATGAATCTAGTTAATCAAAGTAAATTAGCATCTAAACGATATATAATAAAATAAATTACTACTTATGAATAAGGTAAATATAATAGCGAAGGATGATTTCCCGATGGATTCCGATGGCATGGACTTTATACAGAAAATGATACATCAGGTCTACAAGCTCGCCAGACTTGGAGGAGGTGATTATATACTGGAGGGATGCAATGAAGTCGGAGGCGTTGTCTCAGATGGTCAGATGGTCATAAGTGGGGAATTAGTAGAATTTAAAGGCGGTCAGAAACAAGATTATATTGTGATTATCGAAACAAGGGAGACGATACATGATGAAGAGGAAACAGGCGAAATAATAGAATATCCTGAAGCTTATGTCAGTAGATATGCAACCTTTGCGAATGATGGTAAGCTTAAATGGGAAGGTATGAAGAGGATCGTAACCAATCAGGAGTTAGAAGAAAGACTTGATGCCATAACAGGTGACGCTCCGGGTATGGTAAAAATGTGGGCTGGCAAAGAATCTAAAATACCAGCTGATTATATACTTTGTGATGGAAGGGTACTTCTAAATAATGAATATCCTGAATTATATGAGGCTTTAGATGGGATATATGGAATTGAAGGTAATACAGGATTCAAGATACCCGATATGAGAGATAGATTCGTTGTCGGCCATAACAATCAAAATGAAGATTATAAAAGTATCGGGAATAAAGGTGGTGCCGTTGAAATAACACCATCTGTAGAACAATTACCTCCTCATGGGCATAAATTCAGAGGGGCGCGGTATGATGCGAATAACTGGCGGGGAACGGGTGATCCTACAGGCTCATATACGGTATACTATGATGATAATTCTATTACAGAACAGACCGGTGAAGGGAAACCTATAGATATTAGACCTCCTTATTTTGTAATAGCATATATAATAAAAGTAAGATAGATTATGATTAGTTTGATAGATATATTAAGAATATTCCGGACGAATTATACTCCCAGTGAGAGAGAGTTTCAGGAAACATGGAAATCCTTCTGGCATAAATCGGAGCGTTTACCAATACAACAGGTTTTGGGGCTGAATGATGCACTAGATAATAAGGCTAGTAAAGAGGAACTGGCTAATGCTACAACTAATTTTAAAGGCTATCATTCAAGCCTTACTGAGTTACTGGCTGCATATCCACAAGTCAAGAACAAAAAAGACTTCTTTGCATGGGTAGGTTCACCATATCCGGGCACCGTATATAAAGTGTACGCAAATGGCGGGGCATGGATGAATACCGGTGAGATCCCGACACAACAGGAGATAGATTTGGCTGATTATGTAAAAGTTAAGACAATAGTAAACGTATCTCAACTTAAAGATGAATACAATTACGAAGATGAACAAGATGCCCGTGATGCTGTGCCGGTTCATTTGCGAGGGTTAGGGCAAAAAGTTATTTATCAGCTAAAAGACGGCAGAAAAGTAACTGATACATATTTAGGAGTATCATTAGCACAATGGAATGACCCGTTAAAATGGGCTAGAGAAATAACAACAATCGATTTAGACTATATAGAAGAAATAGCAGGTGTACCTAGTCCAACCAATCAATTTGATATAGATAATATCACACCTAATAAGGCATTAAGTGGAAGTAGTGGTTTAGAAGTAACTCTAAATACTACATCAATATCAAATTACATCCCTATTACTAAAGGGGATAAAATATATTTTAACAGTGATCGTGTTATTGCATTTTATGACGCTAATAAAAATCTCATAACTTATTTAAAGGCTTTAGATGATACTCCATCACAAGATGATCGCATAATAGATATTACAGGAGATTACAGCTATATGCGATTTACTATCATGAATGAGTGGCTTGATTCTACTTATTGCTATCTGAATGAAATAAATAATAATGATGTAGAACCAAGTGGTGAAAATCAATTTAATAAAAATGGTATAACTCCGAATAAAGCTCTTAATGGAGCAACAGGTTTGGAAGCAGATCACCTGTCTGCTTCAATATCAAATTACATACCAATAGCCAAAGGAGATAAAGTCTTTTTTAATAGCGATAGAGTAGTGGCTTTTTATGATAGTAATAAAACACTTATTACTTTTTTGGCGGCATTGGATGACAATCCCTCACAAGATAATCGTATAATAGATATTACAGGAGATTACAGCTATATGCGATTTACTGTTATGAATGAGTGGCTTGATACTGCTTATTGTTATATAAATGAGGATATAGAGGGAAATTCTTACTCAGGTGTTCCCGCATCTAAAATTTTATATAACAGAAAACCTATTAATGACGTATTTATAAATAATGTAAAAAAAGAGGTATTTGTCGATGCAAAAAAGGTTCTTATAGGAAGTGTAAACTTACCTGATTATTTGATAAATCTATCGTACAACCCTAAAATATATAATTACGAGTTAAGAAAAGATATAACTAATGCTGCTATACTGCCTGACAATATGATAATCGCAGCAATAGGTAATAAGATTGTGAAGTACGGACTTGACGGAATAGAAACTATTTTATTAGAGATTAACTCTGTATCCGACTGGCGTTGTTTATGGTGTCATTCATCAGGATCAGTATTCTTTAGCCCGATGAATAGTTATTCAGAAAATACTGATGCATCTAATTACGGTCTGTACAGATATGATGGAACTACTGTGACTAAAGTTATCCAGTTAGCGAGCAGGCAAAGTATATGGGGAATTGATGAAGATAGCAAGGGTAATATATATGCAGGGGTTTATTCTTTGGGTGTAAATAATACAGACTTATACAAGTCTACCGATGGAGGTAACACATTTACAAAGTTAAGGAGCTGGTCTCCTTTGAAACATATCCATGCTTTATATGTGGATAAACTGACTGATACTTTATATGTTTCTTTGGGTGATACATATTCAGTCTCGCAAAATTTTAAATCGACTGACAGGGGTGCTACTTTTTCACCCTGTATAGATTCTATGCGTAGGCAGATGACAGCAATTATATCATCTGGAAAATATAGATTTTTTGGTACAGATCATTCTCCGATCGGTGTAATTTACAGAACTTCTGATGATAATACCCTTGAAGTGTCTCTTAATGTAGGCTATTATTCCAATGTATTCTTCTTGCGCCGTTCAGATTTGACCGGATGGATATATGCCGGATTCAAGACTGATCCGAGCGCTACATCTAACCTCTATTGCTCTGTATGGGTAACAAAAGATGACGGCGATACTTGGGAAATAGTAAAAGAAATTAATGTAGTATCTGCGGGCGAGGGCTTTTGGTTTGCTTCCAATTTCAAAGACGGGAATATGATCGTAGGCTATAAGCTAAACAATGCGTTCAAAGGTCTTGGCGTCAGTGAGCTTGTGCAGCCTGTATATGCAAGTGATGGCATTACTGGGACTATTATTAAACCTATCACATATAATTACTAAATATATCTTTTATTATCTTTGTGAAAATTTTACAATGAACAACCCTTTTAAAATAGAAATTAATCAAAGTCGTATATTCGGACTTGATTTGTTAAGGGCTATGGCAATATTATTTGTTTTAATTTGCCATGCTGAATTACAACTGCCTAAAATATTACAAGACTTAAGCAAATTGTTCTATTTTGATGGCGTACTTATCTTTTTTGTTCTTTCAGGTTATCTTATTGGGAATATTTTTATAAAACAGTTTAATAATAATGATTTTTCTAAATCTTTAGTTTTGAATTTTTGGAAAAGAAGGTGGTTAAGGACTTTACCTGCTTATTTGTTTACTCTGATCTTGTTGATTGTAATATGTAAATTTTCAAATCCCAATTTCCCCATAGAAAAAACTTGGCGTTATTTTTTCTTTTTGCAAAATATAAATACAAAAGAGCATCTATTCTTTTTTGGCGAATCATGGAGTTTAACGGTTGAAGAATGGTTTTACTTATTAATGCCAATTTTAACATTATCAATTCATTTTATATTTCGATTAAATTTTAAAAAATCTATTTTGTTATATATAGGATTGACTATTATAGGAATGTTTGTTATCAGGCATATTAAATATATTATATACAATCCACAAGACATAAGGGATTGGGCTGATTATTTTAAAGATTCTGTAAACACAAGGCTCGATAGTATTTCCTTTGGGGTATTAGGTGCATACTTGAACTATTATTATAAAGATAAATGGTTGAAATTAAATCATTTTAAATATATGATGATAGGGTTAATTTCCTTTTTTGTGATTAGGTATTTAGTCTTATTCGGATTTATAGAAAGAGGGAGCTATTTTAATTGCAATATTGCATTTGCTCTAAATTCTTTACTAATATTTATTACACTTCCTTTTTTCTCAAATATGAAGGAAACAAAGAGTAAATTATTTAATAATGCTATAACAAAAATTAGTCTTATATCATACTCAATGTATTTATTAAATCTCTCTGTCATCACCTACTCTTTTATAAACAGGTTGAATATAATAAGTTATGTTGGAGATTATAAATTATCGGTTGTGATAAACTATTCGTTATTTTGGATATTGACTATACTTTGCTCAATATTGATGTATAAGTATATCGAGATTCCTTTTATGAAATTGAGAGATAGAAAATAATTCCACTATTATCTCTTAAATAAAAAATCCCCGCCTCCACAAAAGCCAGTTTCTCAGGCATGGCTTAAATGATAAAGGTGCATACACACCACGACAGGGACTCACTATGTCCTTGCTCTTGGTGTGCATGCACCTCTTTTTATGCCTGAGAGCTACAAAAGTAATAATTAAAAGTTTAAAGTGTATTTAAAATGAATTTAAAGAAAATGTTTAAAACCGCCCCTCTTCCATTTCAGGGGCAAAAAAGAAGATTTGCAGGCGGTTATGCTTTAGCATTGTCAGAACTGAATGCCAAACAAGAAATAAAAGTAATAGTTGACTTATTTGGTGGTTCAGGTCTGTTGGCGCATATTGCAAAAAGTGTTGTACCTGAAGCAAAGGTTGTTTATAATGATTACGACAATTACAGCCAGCGATTGCATAATATTGATAAAACAAACCGATTACTGGCTGATATTCGTTCTATACTAATTGATGAACCGAAAGATATAAAGGTAGATGGCAATGCAAAATCTAAGATATTAGATCGTGTGCAGCTTGAGGACAAACAAGGATATGTTGACTATATAACCTTATCCGCCTCTTTGTTATTTTCTGCTAAATATGCACTTACATTGGAGGAGTTCAGCAAAGAGCATTTTTATAATCGGGTAAAAGCTTCAGCCTATGATTTCGATCCTGATGAGTATTTAGATGGATTGGATGTGGTAAGAATGGACTACAAAGAACTTTATAGACAATATAAAGATGTTCCAGGTGTTGTATTTGTTGTGGATCCCCCATATCTTTCCACTGATACTAGTACATACAACTCTGATAAATATTGGAAACTTAGAGACTATCTTGATGTACTGAATGTTCTGGTTGATACGAACTATATTTTCTTTACATCTAACAAGAGCTCCCTAGTTGAACTGTGTGAGTGGCTGGATGATAATAAGAAGTTTTGTAATCCTTTTGCTCGATCGGTTTTGAATACTCAAAATGTGACACTCAATAAGGATGCAAAATATACAGATATGATGTTGTATAGATTCCTGAAGGAATGA